ATGATCCGGATGCTCCAAGTAGTGACATTGCTTTTGGCGCACCTCAACAATTATACTTTGAGTTGGCAAGTGGCAATTTATCAAATAACTTGTTTAATACATATTACTCACCTTATTTGGCAGAGATAACAAACAAAGATAGTAGGCTATTGAGTGGCATGTTTAATTTAACATCCATCGACATGTACAACCTTGACTTCGCTAAATTTATATTTATAGATGGCGGGGTGTATAGAATCAGTAAAATCATAGATTACTCACCGGAGACAAACGACTTAACAAAAGTTGAGCTTTTGAGGGTAATCAACAAAACATATTAAGATGGCAAAAAAAGTGGTGGCGGCCGAGATTGAGATTAAAACGGCCAACTCGATATCGGATTTAAAAGCATTAAAAAAGCAGTTAAAAGATACGGCGGCGGGTTCCGAGGAGTTTAAAAAGCTTTACAATCAAATCGATGATCTTGAGGATAAGATTAAATCATCAAAGAATGCCTCAAGCGATTGGATTGATTCATTAGAAAGTGCGGGCGGCCCATTAGGAATGGTTGGTGCTGCATTAAACAAAGCAAAGGTTGCAACTCAATCATTTGGCGGTGCATTAAAGGCAACCGGTATTGGTTTATTTGTTGCAGCTATTGGAGGACTTGTTGCGGCATTTAGCCAAACCGAAGGAGCGATGAAAAAATTCCAACCTTTATTGATTGGATTACAAAAGATTTTAGGTGGTATATTGGCAGCGGTTGAGCCATTAATTGACTCATTTGTTGAGCTTGCAACAAATGCAATGCCTTATGTAACAAAAGCAATTGGGGCTGCTTATTCAGCAATTACATCCTTTTTGCAAGGACTTGGGATGGTAGGATCAGCGGTTAAAAAGTTTATAAGCGGTGATTTTAGCGGGGCCTGGGATGATGCTAAAAAATCAGTAACCGAGTTTGGCAAAAGATATGATGATGCAAATACAAGGTTTGTTGCCGGTACAAAAGAGGTAACAAAGATTGAACAAGATGAACTTGATAAAAGAAAGGCGGCGCGTGAAAAGGCAGCCGAACAAGCAAAAGCACTAGCAGAAAAAGAGAAAGCAAGACTTGAAAAAGCCGCAGCGGATGCCAAAGCTTATCAAGATTTTGAGGTACAAAGACAAATCGATGCTAATAAATATGAAGAGGAAGCAGCTGCAAAAAAGGAAGAGGCTAGGTTAAAAGAGGAGGAAAGGAATGCCGCAAGCATGAAAGCTAATGCAGATTTTGAGGTACAACTTGCAAAAGATTTAATGAAGGTTGATGAGGACAACGCAGAGAAAAAGAAAAAGTTAGTTGAGGAAGAGACTAAAACGAGAGTCGATTCGGCCATGGCTATTGCTAATGCTACATCTGCACTAGGTGCAATAGTTGGCGAACAAACAATGGCGGGTAAAGCATTAGGAGTAGCAACGGCTTTAATTAATACATATGTTGGTGCATCCGAGGTAATAAGAGCAAAATCAGTATTGCCGGAGCCATTTGGCACAATTCAAAAAATTGCAAGTGTTGCAGCTATTATTGCAACAGGATTAAAAACAGTTAGGACAATAACATCGGTTCAAGTGCCAGGTGGTGGCGGTGGTAGTATGCCATCAATACCATCAATTTCGGCTCCATTAATGCCTCAAGTATCAACAACAACATTAAACCAAGCTCAAGTTAATCAAATTGGTAATGTTGCAGCGCGTGCATTTGTTGTTGAATCGGATGTGACAGGCAACCAAGAGAGAATTCAAAGACTTAACCGAGCGGCCCGAATTAACTAAAAGTACAATGTTCTAATTTTTTATATTTATTTATATGACTTTACCTATATATGAGCTTAAAATACAAGAGGATTTGGAGGATGATGCCGAGGTATCATTCATCGCACTTGTTGATAAGCCGGCAATTCAAAAGGACTTTGTGGCATTTGGCCAAGAGTTTATTAATCCATCCAAAGGAGAACAAAAGGATTCATTCTTACCTCGTTGCATTTCTTATGTAGTAAATGAGGGCAAAGATAATGAGCAAGCCGTAGCGATATGCAATTCACTTTGGGAGCAACATTTTGCGGGCCAAAAGATTTCATTTGATTATGATGATACATTAAGCACGGATCGTGGCAAAGGACTTGCAAAAGATGCTATTGATAATGGTAATACCGTTTATATTATTTCGGCTCGTAATGATGTCAATGGTATGCTTGCAACTGCAAAGGACCTAGGAATACCCGAAAGCAGAGTTTACGCAACAGGATCAAATAAAGCAAAAGTTGAGAAGATTAAAGAATTATCAATTGATAAGCATTATGATAATAATAGCGATGTAATTGCGCAGCTTGGAACAATAGGCGCAAAGTTTAATTTTCAATCATTCGCTATTCAAAGCGAAGATAAGCACATTATTAGTGGCCCATTGATGTTGGCAGATGCATTAATATATCGTAACAATTCAAAGTTTGGCGAACACTATGTGAAATTTTCAGCGGAGACAATTAAAGAGATTGCCATCAAATTTGCTAAAAAAGGGTATCAACAAAATGTCAATTTGATGCATGATTCAAACATGAAGCTTGATGGCTTGGTGATGTTTGAAAGCTTTATTGTTGACAAAGCAAGAGGCATTTTGCCTATGGCCGGATTTGAAGATGCAAAGGATGGCTCATGGTTTGGTTCGTTCTATGTTGAGAATCCAACCGCCTGGCAATTAATTAAGGAAGATAAGGTTAAGGGATTCTCGGTTGAGGGTTTCTTTGACTATGTTTTACCAATTGATCGTGAAAAAAGCTATGCCGAGCAAAAACTTGCCGAGCTAGCAGATTTATTAAAAGTACCTAATTCATTAAAATAATATATATAAGAGTATGGAAAACGCACAAAGTATTTTAAACAAGGTCTCAATGTTCTTTGCGGAATTAGTTGGAGACCAAATGCCACCTGTAAGCGGTGAGCCAAAAGCAACGGAAAATAAAATGATGGAGGCCAAGTTAAAAGATGGCACCGTTGTTGAAGTTACCGAGTTGATGGTTGGCGGAATAGTAACTATTGAAGGTGTTGCGGCTCCTGTTGGAGAGCATATGCTTGAAGATGGTACTATAATTGTCCTTGGTGACAATGGTGCGATCATGGAAATTAAGCCGGCTATGGATGAAGAGGTTGCACCCGCAATTCCCGAAGAGCCAATCGGCCAAGAGGACATGAGCGCTAAATTTGCTGCATTCGAGAGTGCAACAAATGAAAAGTTCGCAGCTTATGAAGATAAGTTCGCAGCATACGAAGTTAAATTAACTCAAGCTAATAAAGTAATCGAAGGATTAATGCAAATTAGCAAAATGTTAGTTGAAGCTCCTCAAGCTCAAGCAGACTCAAGTGTTAAAAATAGCAACGCATTTAGCGAAGTTAAAAGAGATGCAAGAGAAGAGTTTGAAAATTTCTCAAAATCAATTTGTTCTTAAAAATTAAAATTATAAAAAAATGGCATTATCATTCAGCGGCATAAGTGCATATACTAAACAAGAGATTGCACCTTTATTAACCGAGGCTGTATTCGCAGCAAAAACGCAATCTTTAATCAAGAGCGGTGGTATCTTATTACCTAAAACAAAGTCAAGCGTTGCAGTTCCAAAACTTGCAACAAATGCAAACTTCCAAGTTGATGCTTGTGGTTGGAATGCTTGCGGCACTACAACTTTGAGTCAAGCAACTGTTACAGTTGGTAAAATCAAATTAGAAGAGACAATTTGTCCAAAAGATTTTGAAGCTTACTTCTCTCAAGAGGCTTTGAAAGCGGGATCAACTTACGAAGATTTTGGATGGGCTGAATTCCAAACAAAGTTCACCGAGCAAAAAAACAAGATGATTGCAAAGCAATTAGAAGTTGGATTGTGGTTGGGTGATACTGATTCAGCTGTTGAAAACTTAAAGCGTTTTGATGGTTTAATCAAAATTATTGATGCGGGTTCTCCTGTTAATGCGAATGTAAGTGGTTATGTAAGTGGCGGTCCAATCTCTGCTTTAAGTGCAACAAACATCGTTTCAGTATTGAACGGAGTTTATAAAGCAATCCCTGTTGAGATTATCGATGCAGATGATTTAAAAGTATTCGTTGGTAATGATACTTACCGTTTAGCGGTATTGGCTTACCAAGCATTAAACCTTTACAACTACAAAGTTGATGGTGATGCTTCTCAAACTTTCATTATCCCAGGTACTAATGTTGAATTAGTTGCGGTTAATGGTTTGAACGGAACAGGTGACATATACGCTACAACTTTATCAAACATCGCAATGGCGTTTGATTTAGAAGCAGAACAAGAAAACTACAAAATTTGGTATTCCGAAGATAACAACGAAGTTCGTTATAGAGTAGCTTTCAAATTGGGTATTGGCGTGGCTTACACAACAATGTGTGTAAAGTTCAAAGCAACTATCTAATTAAATTATAATCAAGAAAAGGCGGTGAAATAGCCGCCTTTTTTTTAAACTTTTTTATCATGGCATGTGCAATAACAAGCGGTTACACGATTGATTGTCGCGAAAATATCGGCGGATTATCCGCAGTATATTTAGCAGAATTTGGCAACATTTCGGGTGTAACCGAAGTAAGCGGTCTAGTTACCGGCATCACAAAAGTAGCGGGCAAAAGATTTTATAAATTTGAGGTGCCAAGAGCGACCGCAAACACATCATCTAATGCAACTGCATCGGAAGAGAATGGATCAGTATTTTATACTCATCAAGTAGTATTCCCATTAAATAAGAGAGACTCAACAACTGCGAACATAGTTCGTACACTTGCTAAAAATAAGTTAATGGTTGTTACATTGGATATGGATGGCAATTATCGTATGTACGGTAAGGGTAAGGGTTTATATCTTGCAACAACTGAAAGCGGAAGTGGTACGGCTGCGGGTGATCGTAATGGTTACAATATCACATTAAGTGGAATAGAGGTTGATGATTTTTTACAAGTTAGCGCAACAGTAGGAGCGGCGCTTGAGACTGCGGGATAATTTTATTTAAAGCAGTATTTTATTTATGCCCTACCTACCTGTGAGTAGGTAGGGCTTTTTAAATTTAACAAGATGTTGCACATATATAAAGGGCAAAATAATTACATAATATTTACGGCCGATGAGTTAACAACCATCGCAACGCCTAAATATTTATTTATTTTTACAAGTGCTACGGATAAAATAGTTAAATTTGTTGGTACAAACATTGTTGATTATAATAGATACCAAAAAATGCTTATCTTGGATAAGGTTTTTAAGAATT